CTTCCAGTTGTAATTGTTGTAATAGAATCATCAACTAATACTAACTTATCACCCCATTGTGCCAAGTTACTATTTTTTTCAAGACCATTTTCATCAGTGTATTTCATATATTCTAATAATTTTAGATTTCTTAAATTATTTGCAATTTTAGAATTCATTATAGTAAGTACTAATCCTTTACCGTTAAAATCCTTATCTCCTAATGCTTTTTGTGAAGCATCATTTAATGAAGTTCCTTCTACTGAACCAGTAATTTCTAATGTATGTTTGTCTGCAAAAACACTAGCTCCATCACCAGTAGCTGCATATATACCTTTAATAATACTAATTAAAGTATCTTCTCTAACATCTACCCACTTTTCAGCCATTCTTTTTGCTAAATGTTCTCTAAAATCAACATTCTTTCCTACTATTTCATTAGCATAGTCATACTCTCCACCAACTAATGCTCTACCATATGAAGTTACTCCGAAATAATATGTATCTACACCAGTACCTTCAGTTAAGTCTGTATCTCCATCTAAATTTTGTGCTGTACCACTAAAATCACCTAATAATGGCAATACAGCATAAATATTTCCTGTTGAATTTTTAAATGTATCATTAACATTTTTATCAGCAGTAAATATATCAGCAGTTATCAACTTATTCTCTCTTGTTTTTGCAACTTCAGAGATATAAGCACCAAATGCTTGTGCGTTTACCGTTTTACCGTCATAAAATTTAATGACATCAGTATTCATATCTTTTTACCTTCTTTCTTTTTCTATTTTCCATAGTTTTCGGCGAATTTTTCATAACCTGTTTTTTCTTCCTTTCGGTTATTATCACCAGTTTGTGGGGCTTCTTCTTTTGAAAATTCACTAATTACATTAGTCTTAATTCCTTGTATCTCTTTAGCGTATATTTCAATTTTTTCTTTGATTGATTCAGCAGTTTCGTTTTTGTAATTTAAAGTATTCATTATACTAATAGGAACACCTTTTTCTGATGCTTGCTTAATAGCTTCATCTTTTAAATTACTTGCTTTTTCGTTCAAATCTTTTTCTTGAAGTTGCTTTTTTAGAGATTCAATCTCATAATCTTTCTTTTGTAATTCGTCCATTTCTTCAAGTTTTTTAGCCTCATCTTTTTGCTGTTGTATTTCACTTAAAACTTTTTTACGTTCATTTTCTCTTTCAACAGCAAACATTTTGTTAAGTTCATCTCTATGCTCCTTTTTCCAATCGTTTTCAACTTTTGGATCCGGAGTATTAGTATTCTCCTTAACATCTTTTTCTACTGTCTCGGTAGTAGTTACCACATTATTTTTGTTCTCATTTTCTTCCATTTATAAGAACTCCTTTCTTTTCTCGGTTAGAAATACCAAATAATCCGTCTCGGTGGATTAAGCCAAACAAAAAAGCCAATATTTCTATTGGTTTGCAATTACCGATACACTCGGTATTAGGACTTATTCTACTCTTGGTAGATAAGCTAGTACTTCATAAGTACCATTGAATAGACATATTCGCTTTTAACTCTATCACGTTAATAGAATCTTGTTTGATTAACTGTAGGAACTCCTGTAAGTTATCATCTTACATTTTAACCCTTACCCACGCACTGTTTCTCTACATCTATTCAATGCTACCTATAAAGTAGCATAATAAAAGCACCCATTACTGAGTGCTTAATTCTATTTCTTTAATATCTGATAATTTAACTTCCGAAAAACTATTATTAGGCATGTCTAAAAAAATCACATCATCACCGACTTCACTATCACTTTTAGTTTCATAACCATTAAGTATTCCTGTGAATTTTATATCGTTTATTAATGTTATAGTGATTTCTTTTTTATTATATTTTAGAATAATGTCATCTAATTCCATAATATCACCTAATCCAATCTAGGAACTATATGTGTTCCTTTTTCTTTACTATAATGAATAGTACCTTTAGTTGTATTAACATATTTTTGTTCTTCTTTACTGTACATCTTTCCTATAACCTTTTTAAAGTCATGTTGCTCTTTATTTTGAAAAGAACCATCAATTAAATTTCTAGAAAACTTGCCATATCCAGCATATTTATTAATTAACTGTTGTTCTTCTTCAATAGTAAGATATATTTCAGATGGATACATTTCTTTTTTTGCCCTTTGATTATATTCATAAGTTCCAGGTTTGTGTTTATTAAAGTGTTGTTCATTAACTTTTAAATTGTATTCATTTCTTATTTTATATCTTAATTTTCTATCATTGTAATTTCTTTTAAGGTATTCCCATTCATCGGCATTATTATACTTCAAATCAACAAATTTTTCAACTGTATCTGGTATTTCATTGCCGTAATATTTTTTATATCTTTCATATTGCTCTTTATCATCACCACTAACTGGAACTTTATCTTCTTTATTCTCGTTTATACTATTTTCATCATATAAATAAGTTAATGTGCTATGACACCAATGAAAATGTTCTTCTATCGGTGGCTGATTTATTCCAATAATTAAGCCTTTAACATCTAAAGTTTGTAATACTAAGTCTCTAGCTGTCTTCCCCATTGGTCTCTTAAAGATATTTCTATCTTTAGTATTAAATATCATTCCATCCATATATGAACACATTGCAGTTACATGATCACATTTATCTGATACAAACATAACTTTTTGATTGCCATCACTTCCAGCATCAATGTATGCCATATTTCCATATGTAGTAACATATTTATCTATGCCACCACTATATTTAACTTCATTATCAATTTTATTTATATCTATTAATCTATTTCTTTGAATTTCAAATGTTTTTTGCCATGTATCATCATATATATTTGGCTCTTTGTTTTGCTGTAGTGATATAAGATATCTTCTTTGTATTTCTTGCATATTAGTTAAATAAAATGCATCTATATAATCTTTCCACATTATTCCATTAACTGCTGTCATTACAAATGTTGTTAATAATACCTGTGGTAGTATGCTTATCTCTTTTTTTCTTAAGTCTTTTCTACCTTGATTATAACAACTTAATGAACTTGATATGAATAATGTACTAATGCTATCACTAAGTTCTTTTTGTTCTTCCATTTCTATGCCATATAAAAGGATTTCTATTACGCTTCGATAAGTTATAGTCCCTTTCATTAATTCTTCTGTATGGAACTTAAAATAACCTCTAAAGATACCTTCTTTTTTCCATTTAGATATCTTTCTTTTTAATCTGTCTTTATCTTTTTTTGAAATAGGTTTTGATAAGTCTTGATAAGTGATGTTGAGAGAATCAAATAAGTCTTGTATTTTGTCTTGTGTATCTTTATTAACACTTAAATACTTTTTTTGAAACTTATTTAATTCTTCTCTTACATATTGCCATCTATTTTCTACAATTTCGTTATTCATTTATATCACTTCTTTAACTTATCTGATTTTTTTATTTTATCCCCTTTATCAGTTAAATCATCAGGCATTTCATCTTTTGCAGTATTCATAATTTCTCCTGCATCTTCATTTTCTAACTGTGATTCTGGATTGTTTTTATTAAATTTTTTTATCATATCTTGGTTATCTTCAATATTTTCTTCTGATTCTTGTTTCTTCTTAGCTATTTCATTCTTAGCATCTAAATCATCAGGAAGCATTCCAATAACTGTTTCATCACTTAATAAATCTCTTAAAGATAGTGCTCTAGTTGTTTCACTTGATGCATCACTTGGCATATTTCTTTGTAATGTTATTTGAACATTTCTAAAATCATAATCTTTGCCTTTATCTTTATTAAACTTATTAAAGATTAATTCCCATCTTCTTAATAATCCCATTTTAAAATCAGCTTCTGCATCAGTTATTAATTGTTGTAATGCAAAGAACTTCTTTTCAAGTGCTGAATTATTATCTGCTTGAGTAAACCCTAAATCTGTCATATTAGGTATAAATGAACATAAACATATCAAATCCATTAATGTCTTCTTATGATTTTGAACAGCATTATCGTTTACTTGCTTTATTACCCAAGCTACATCTCCGCCTTCTTGAAGATATCTAACCCTAGAAGTTAAAACATATTCATCTTCTAACTTTCTTTCTGGATTAATTATTTTTTCACCTTTTTCATTAGTAATTATCAAAGGATGTTCAGGAGTATATCCTATTACTTTCAATATTGCTTCATCATTATATTTAAATGTATTTCTTGAATTTTGTATTACTCTTTCATATGCTCTAATTAAGCTTATAACACTCTCAAATATATTTAATCCATGTTCATTTTCCATTGCTATAACTTGGATATCATCCCACTTAGGTGGTTCAAACTTCTTCTTATCTTCTTTAAATAATGGTTCATCTTTATATACTCTTTTATATTCTTCTTGATTTTCAAATAGCTTTCTCTTTTCAGGGGTATCATTATAATATCTTTTACCATGTTTAGTGGTTAATTCTATCATTGTTTGATATTCACCGTTAGCTAAAGTTGTTCTAATTACTCTATATAAACCGATTAATTGTTTAGGTAAAGAATAATCCCATATTGCTACTGTTTCTAATGCATCTGACTTTGTATATACATATTCACTTGCTTTATTTTTATAAAGAATTTCATAACAGCCTCTTTTTATAAAATAATCGAATGCCAAACTAAAAAATTCTTTTCCATCGTCATTATAATCAGTTACATGCTTGATAATATATTCCATTTCTTTAACTTTTTGTTCATCATTAGGTTTTTTATCAAATAATTCCTGGTTTAATTTATCCAAGTCTTTATCATATGCTTGAACCTTATATATTGGAGGTTTTCCAGCAAAAAAACCAATTGCCATTACTGATAAATATCTTTCTAATGGAACTTTTATATCTTCATCATCCAAACTAGCTATTTCTTCGTCAGTTAATTTTCTTCTGAAATCATCATATAATTTTTTTCTATTATCTAATTCTTTTATTGCATTAAAATAGATAGCTGATATGCTATCTTCTCTTTCCAACTTACTTGCACTATATCTTAACATTTTTAGTCACTTCCTCTATTTAAATATTGATGAATGAATGATTACTCATTTCCATACTATTTATTGGTTTAGGATTTTCATATACACCTGTTAAACAGTCTTCTGCATCATCATGATCATTTTTTCCTCTTGCATAATGTTTTAAATGATATGCAAACTCTGGCCATTTATCTTCCCAGTTTAATGGAAAATATACATTGTTCATAACTCCAGTAGAATTACTTAATATTCTCGCCTCTTTATTTTGTGATTGATGAAACCATCTAACCTTTGTATGTCTATTGCCTAATGCTATTAAATGATTTATAACACTTCTCGCAAATCCTCTACCACCATTATTACTTTCTATATTAGAATTGCCAACATTATCTTTTGTCATCATTTGAGCAACTGCTGGTTCTGTATATTCCATTGCATCCTGTGTATATATAACATCTATTACATAATAATCACTGTTAAACATTATGTAGTCTATTGAACATAAATAATCTTCTCCCTCATCTGCTGTATCAGTATAATTCATAATATAATGAGCTGGTGGCAATTTTTCATATGTTTTAAATCCACTATATACTCTATTCTTAATATCGATTGGATCTTGTTGATAATTTGCATACACTATGTCTTTATTCATGTTCTTTGTTTTAATTTTAAAATCTTCTTCATTCAAGATTTCATCACATAACATTGAACCATCGTCTTGTACTGCTTTATAACTTACATGTCTTACATTATCAAAATGTGATAAAACATATCCTGCTAAATCATCCTCACACCATCTTGTCATTATTACTATTAACTTAAAACCAGTTTCTGTACGAGATAACATTGTATTATTGAACCATTCAATTAGCTTAGTTAAATGGTTCTTATTGTATGCTTCTTGTACATTTTT